CGGCTCTGCTCACTGGCGATGTCGGGCGTCCGTCTTCGAAGCTTCGGGAAAGACTCGCTGCGGTGAAGGACTCGATGCTCGCCATGCGGAAAGCCTCGGCCGAGGAAAAAATAGAACTGCGAACTCTGGCAGCCAACGAGCTGGCCGATCGCCGGGCGCTGCTCACTCAGCAGGCCGAACAATTGAAAGCAAGGAGCGCGTCTCAATGACCGATATCACTGACCAGAAAAAGCAGGCTGAGGCCAGCTTCAAAAACTTCCACCGTAGCCTTTGCGAGCGCTTCGGTTACTACCACGACGAGATCGACTGGCAGCGTGACCAGGTTTCGCTGGAAGAACATATCGCCACTCAATTCAGCCACGTCAATGCGGAAAACGCGGCGCTGCGTGGGCAGGTCGAGGCGTTGCAGCGCGCTGCTGGCCAGCTCCAGGAGCAAATCGAGGCTCTGGGCGTGAAGGTGGCACCATGAATCCTGAATACACGATCCGCGATCAGCGCGACATCAATCGCCTCGCCGGTGTGCTGCACGCCATCGACTTGAGCAGGCCGAAGGTGGTGGTGATCCGCGACGAGAAACGCCCGGACGTCTGCAACCGAAAGATGTGGGCAATGCTCAGGGATGTCTCCGAACAGGTGATCTGGCACGGCAAGAAGCTGACCAGCGAGGACTGGAAATGCCTTTTCAGCGCCTCGCTGGAGAAGCAGCGCGCGGAGCCTGGCCTCGACGGTGGCTTCGTCGTGATGGCGGTATCGACCCGCAAGCAGTCGCAGAAGTGGTTCAGCGATCTGTTCGAGCTGATGCATGCCTTTGGCGCCGAGCATGACGTGCGCTGGACGGAGCAGGACAAGTGGGGAGGGCGGTACTGATGCGCGTAGCCATCAAGGAATCGAAGGCACCCAAGCCGAAAAAGTGCAAGAACCCAGCTTGCGGGGACTCATTCGTCCCGCAGCGACTCGGGCAGGCGGTATGTGGATACAAGTGCGGTCTTGCCATCAAGGAAGTTAATCAGGCGAAGGCCGGCAAGGCGCTGGCCCAGGTTGGGCGCCGCGAGATCAAAGTCCGGAAGGAGGCGCTGAAGACAAGGGCTGACCACCTACGCGAAGCCCAGGCCGCTGTGAACGAGTACGTCCGCCTACGTGACGCGCACCTCCCGTGCATCAGCTGCGACTCAATGCCGAACGATAGCGACCTGATGACCGGCAGTCGCTGGGACGCCGGGCATTACCGCTCCGTCGGCGCCTGCCCGGAACTGCGATTCGAACCGCTGAACATTCATCGCCAGTGCGTGAAGTGCAATCGCAACCTGTCCGGGAACGCGGTCGAGTACCGGATCCGGCTGGTTCTGCGCATCGGCGCTGAAACCGTTGCTTGGCTCGAAGGGCCTCATGAGCCCCGCAAGTACACCGTTGAAGAAATCAAAACCATCAAGGCCGAATATCGGGCAAAGAACATAGAACTGAAGAAGGGGCACGCAGCATGAAAATCAATTCAGCGCGCCAGGCATGGCACGACTGCAACTACAACCCGGCCCCGGGCCAGACTTCCGACGCTGCCGAACTGGGGGTAGTAGTTCAGAGCACTGAGCGAGGTCCGACAGCGAATCCTGCGATGCACGCAACGCTTGCCGGGCATATTCAGTCGGCCATTGCCCGGCTTCACTTTCAACTCCGGGCATTCGGCAACGCAATGTATGCGGCTGAGCCGACAGATGACGATCGGGAGGAGGCCGAAGCTGCGGTTTTCAATCTTGCATGTTCGCGAGCAGCACGCATGACCGCCAGCAAGCGGGAGCGGGCCGAGTACGTTGCCAAGGGCGTTTTTCGTCGTTACCGCTACATGCACCAAGGCGGACAATCGGCCAACGCCGATCCTCTGATAAAGCCCGAGTTGTTTAGAGCCTGGATGAAAGGGGTGTACGACGTCGAGCTGCCATCCGCAGCTTGGGGGCGTGATTGGGAGCCATTCGTGCAACTTTGCTTCGATGCCTGTTACGACATCGACGCGCGCGCATTGAGTCCAATTGGCGGGGTGATTTTTAAAATGAAAGAGGCCGCTTGACTTCCCGCACGGCTGAGGGCATGATTTCCCCATAGTTAGTATTTTGCCTTCGGCAACTTACTAAAAAAACCGGTTCTGAACCGGTTTTTTTATGCCCGCCAGAAAGCAAAAAGCCCCGACAAATTCGGGGCTTTTTTATGCGCGGAGAAAAAGAGAGGGCGACTCCAGAGGGTGCTGTAACACCCAAAGGAGACGCCAGATCGCAGATAGAGCCTGCAAGCCAGCCAAGGCCCTCACTGCTCGCGCGAGCGGGACGGAGCCTAGCAGAAAACCAAATGGACTTGCAGATGTTAAAAGAATGCAGATGCGGAAAATGCAACAGACTTCTCGCCCGGGTGGGTGAGTTTACCGAGCTCCAGATCAAATGTTCCCGATGCGGGACGTTGAATCATGAGAAGGCCACGAGCCTCGAGCGATCGCCTTTGAGCGAACTGCCTGCGGTTAACGCTGCAGATCCCCTTTCAGCATAGGGCTGACTGGGAAAACTCTAAGGAGAAACACATGGATCGTTACACCAGTACCGTAAAAAATATCTTGGAAGGTTTTCGCGCTGTCGCGCCAATCGGCGGTATCGACGCGCTGGCGGTTTTCAAGAACAAGTTCGGCCGAAACGGCGATGAAAACGAGTATGCGCACCTCAAGCTGCTGCTCGATGCCGGCTATGTCACGTACACCGGATTTGGCGTCAATGGTGTGCAGCTTTATCAACTGACCTGGTCGGGCTACGCCCTTTCTGACTCGTTGCGATAAGTAACTCAGCTCACAAACCTCAGAGCCATGAGCTCCCATCCATCGCCTTTGAGCGACATGAAAGCGGAATCCTCCGCGACAAATCATTCGACTTAAAGGATTTAAAAATGGAAGCAGTAACTGTTGGTGCAAAATTCTACACTTCGGACACCTATGGTGTTGACGCGATCATCAAGCCAGCTGACAACGTCGCAGGTGCTGTCATTCGCACAGCTTCGGTGAGCGGCACTTATCTTTCCGCACTCATCACCGGTCCTGTGGCGCCTAAAACTGGCTCTGATTATGCTGGCAAGCCCGTCTTGATGACTTTAGGTAGCGGTTCTCAGAACCTCTCGTACCCAATCCAGCTGCCGCCTGGTTATGGTCTGTGGATCACTGCGAACGGCAGCTCTCCGAGTCGTGCCTGCGTGACTTACGACCTGCTGCCATAAAAGCGCGCTTTTTTTAGACCGCAATGAATCCGAACCCGGCCGCTGTGCCGGGTTCTTCGTTCCTGAAATTTACCTGTAGCCAGGGCAGCCCTCGGGAAGGCCTGGACGTCGATAGCCGGATAGTGCGACGTACGGAATCAACACCGGCAGCCCGCGCACCCTGACCTCACCATTTGCTTCAGAGTGGCGCGAGACTGGATCAGCGAGATCGATGCAATGGGGCGTCGACGTTGAGAAGGCCTTTGGCGGACAGCGCGGAAAGACGCGCGCACATTATCTTTTCATCGATCTCCTGATACGCATCCAATCCTGATAGGCAGCGGTTCGACACGCATCTGCGTGAGCCTTTGCTTCAGTAAAGCGGGCCCAGGTGTCTGCATTGTCTCGATCGCCCTGGATGATTTTGTAAGCGGCTTCGTCAAGCCGATCAGCTTTGCGAAACAGCTCGGTATTTGCATCTATCTGGTCATCCCATGACGGCTCATCGGCTGACCCAACCATTGCATCAATCATTTTCTCAGACCTCCTCCCACGTGACAGCGGTAGTTGTTCGCCACTTCACGTCGGTAATGCCGAAACGTTCCGCCATTGGCTTAGAGAAGCGCTTCAGCGGAGGGCGGCCCGGTTTTGGAATGGGGGCAATGCCGGCGTCACAACTCGCCCATTGCCATGCTTCCGAGTTGTTCATCAATTTGGTTCGGATGACAAACGACTTCGGTGTTCCGTGGAGCTTGTACTCAATTACAAAAATCTCTACCTGACTCACGAGTACCACTCCTTCTTGGCTCATGAGTAAGTGATTTTTGCCGTCAAAGAAAATTCAAAGAATTGTCTGACAATTCATAATTAACTGATTTTATTCATATTTATTCGTATTTTGTCTGTACAAGGCCTCTACGCATGTAGAGGTTTTTCGTTCCCATCATGCACACGGAGTCGAGCGCATGGAGTATTTGCAGCGCCTGCTCGACAAGATCGACAGGTTTGAATTGCTGATCGCAGGACTGGTCGGCGCTGTCGTCGCAAGCTGGTGGCACAAGGACGATCTGGCTGATTGGCGCGCCTGGCTGATCTTCTTGATCACTGGCATCGCTTGCTCGCTATACCTGACGAGCATGGTCAGCACCTACCTCGGTGTAACCGAGCCGAAGATCGTCGCGGGCATTGGCTTCCTGCTCGGCACCTTCGGCGGATCGCTGCTCGCGGCCATCAATCGAGCCATCAAAGCCGCTGACCTCTGGGCACTCATTCGCCAGCGGTTCGGGGGAGGCAACCCATGAATCTTGAACTGATCAACTCCATCGCCTGCGGCTTGATTGCCTTGTGGGCGACCTGGTGTGTTCTGAGCGGTCGAGTGCGTGATGGCGTCATCGGAAAACTGATCTATTCGGCGATCGCCATCAGCGGTTTCGTTGTGATGAGTCGGGAGCAGAACATCTTCATGATGGGCCCGACCACCGCCGGCATCACGCTGCACGTTTCGCTGGCCCTGGCCGGTATGCGCCACATCTTCATGGTCATCTGGTGGCAGCGGGTGAAAGCCTGGCTCTGCCGGACGATGAACTGCGAACACTGCCTGCGCTGTGACAAGGCGCCGGACGGGATCGAACGCCGATCCAAGTAAGTCGCGACACGTTTCGCGAATCAGCAAACCGTGTCGCGACCTTGGAAAGTGGTTTCAAGTGGGGGCTAAGTCGCGAGTAAGTTTTCTCAGGCCACGGCACGCTTAAGCGTAATTGCGAGCAATATCGAAGAAGTGATTCCAGGCATCAGGAATATGCATGTGGCTTGTGGGATTTCGCGAACGTAGAAGGCCACGAGCAAGCCCCAGACCATGGTTATCACTGCGCCAAATGCGAGTAGACGAGGGTTTTGGATATTGGGCGATGCTGTCATTGCAAGCGCATAGATTTTCCAAGCCGAACCGATGCAGAAAATTGAGATGATGCAGATACCAATGGAGGCGGTAGCCACAAGGGTGGTCGGTGTAATAAATATGGCAGGGATAAAAAGTCCGATCATGCCCGCAGTGAAAAGCAGCGTGATCGGTAGAAGGCCCACAATTGCTCCAATTGAAAGCCCGATGCGCAGCTTTATCAGGTTATCCATTTCCCTTGCCTTGATTCTGTAACGCCGATCGGGCGGCTTTATTACCGGCATTCCGCCATCATTTCAAGTATCAAAGTAAACCTATGGCAATTTAGCAGCCCGACTGGGAGGCGATCGAACGAGCCTCCCCAGCCGGGATTGCAAACATCAGGGCTTACTGAGCAGGCAAGCAATCATTCCGGGCTATACACATTCCGGAGCAATCATCAAAACGATGATTGCTACTACAAGCACTGAGTAAAACTTTTTTTTCATCCCTTGAGCCTCATTGGTTTATGAGTGCTCATTAGGCCCGGCCGGCTCGCACATAGGCGGGCAATCTGCCCCCCTTTTGGGGGTGAACTCTGAATTGAGAAGGTTCTTCTGGTATGAGTCGGCCGCTTCCTCCCGCGTCACTGGTCGAGCTGTCAGAGCTATCCGACTTTGGTATCCGCCTGATGCCAGCCCCCGAGGTATGGGAATGGCTCCAAGCCGAAATCCTCGCCGACACCGGAAGCATCCACAACGAAGAGCACGCCCATCTGATCGATGCGGACATTCGTGTGATGTGGGCGTCTGCGGCATTCACGAAGAAGGGGCGGACGGTGGTGGGCCAGACCGAGCAAGTGGCGTTCCGCGCTGGTGGTTGGCAGAAGGCCCGGATGGAGCAACAGATGCTGGATTGGTTCGGCGATGTTCCTGCTTACATCATCACGCTGGCTGCCGATTACTGTGCCCAGTGTTCCGACGCTGACTTCTGCGCCCTGGTCGAGCATGAGCTCTACCACATAGCCCAGGCGACCGATAAGTACGGACAGCCAGCGTTTACCCAAGACGGATTGCCGAAGCTTGAGATGCGCGGACACGACGTCGAAGAGTTCATCGGTGTCGTCCGCCGCTACGGTGCGAGCCCGGCGGTTCAAGAGCTGGTGGACGCTGCAAACAATCCTGCTGAGGTAGGGAAATTGAACATATCGAGGGCCTGCGGAACCTGTCTGCTCAAGTCGGCCTGATTCTGGACAGGCTCTGGACGGATGAAAATCTATGGCAGCCCTTCAAAACGACGTGAAGGCCTTTATCGTTCAGGCCTTGGCGTGCTTCGACACGCCTTCACAGGTTGTTGAAGCCGTCCAAAAGGAATACGGGATATCGGTGACTCGCCAGCAGGTTGAGACACACGATCCCACAAAGACATCAGGGAAAGGCCTGGCCAAGCGCTGGGTGACGATGTTTGAAGATGCCCGCAAGCGCTTCCGCGAGGAAACCGCCGAGATCCCGATCGCCAATCGAGCATACCGCCTGCGCGCCATGAGCCGGTTTGTCGAAAAGGCCGAGTCGATGAAGAACATCGGTCTGGCCATGCAGATCCTCGAGCAGGCTGCGAAGGAAGTCGGCGACGTCTACGTCAATCGGCACCGGAAGGATGAGCCTGACGACGAACCGGTAATTCCGACGCGCATTCAGGTCGACGTAGTGGATGCGAGGAAGCCGAATGCCGAGCCTTAACGTTCCGCAGTCGCAGTTCCTCCTGTTGCCCCACAAGTTTCGCGCATTCGTTGCTGGGTTCGGCTCCGGAAAAACCTGGGTCGGATGCTCAGCACTGAGCAAGCACTTCATGGAATGGCCCGGCGTCAACGCTGGCTACTTCGCACCGACTTACCCGCAGATCCGCGACATCTTCTATCCCACGATGGAGGAGGTGGCCTACGACTGGGGGTTGAAGACCAAGATCAACCAGGC